CACTTGCAACTCCTACACGGATTTACATGACTGGTTCATGTCGTTCTTGGATTCATTATATTAATCTAAGGTCTGCACATGGAACACAGAAAGAGCACATGGATATTGCAGAATCTTGTAGAAAGATTTTTGTAGAACAGTTTCCTTCAGTCTCTGAAGCCCTTGAGTGGGACTAAATACCTTTACACATATTCACAATTATGCCAACATATCCTGTTAAAAATATGAAGACTGGAGAGGAGAAAGAACTCTCTATGACTATGAAAGCTTATGATACATGGAGAAAAGAGAATCCCGATTGGGATAAAGATTGGTCTAAGGGTGCTTGCAGCACCCACGAGATGTTTAAATGGACAGGAGAAGCAGCATCATCTGGTTGGAACGAAGTTCTAGATAGAGCATCGAAACAACCTGGTGCTAATGTTCGTAAACATCGTGATTATAGTTTCTAATGCCAGCTAAAAAAAGAAACGGGAACGGCAATTCGCAGAGTGGAATTGGTAGTATGAGCAATAAGCAACTCAAAAGAAAGAAACCAATTAATACTGACATGATGGTTGATATTAAACCATTGACTGATAGTCAGAAAAAGGTTTTTGATGCGTATAAAAAGGGCAAGAATATATTTGCATACGGTGCTGCTGGTACTGGTAAGACTTTTGTTGCATTATATCTTGCACTTAAGGAAGTCTTAGATCAGATGACTCCATGTGAAAATGTATATGTTGTTCGTTCTTTAGTTTCTACAAGAGAGATTGGTTTCCTTCCTGGAGATCATGAGGACAAGTCATTCTTATATCAGATACCATATAAGCATATGGTTAAGTATATGTTTGAGATGACTAGTGATAGTGAATTTGAAATGTTGTACGGTGCATTGAAAGCACAGGAGACTATTAAGTTCTGGAGTACTTCATTCATACGTGGTACTACATTAGATAATGCTATCATCCTTGTGGATGAGATGCAGAACTTGAATTTTCACGAACTTGATAGTATAATAACCCGTGTAGGAGAAAACAGTAGGATTATATTCTGTGGTGATGCATCACAGACTGATCTTACTAAAACTTACGAGAAGAATGGAATCTTAGATTTCATGAAGATCATTCGTGCAATGGATGAAGATTTTGAATCCATTGAATTTGGTCTTGATGACATCGTTCGTTCAGGCCTTGTACGTAAGTATCTCTTTGCTAAACTTGCTCTCAACATGTAATGTTCACCCATCTTGATTATTTAAAAGAAGAAGTTGACCTTGAAGCACAAACCATAGACGGAACTAGATTTTATAAGGTTCCTTCTGGTAAAATGTATCCGTCAATCACTTCGGTGACTAGTTTCTACAATCGTGAAATCTTCATTAATTGGAGAAAGAAGGTTGGTGAGGAAGAAGCAAATAAAATAACTAGGGAGTCTACATTTAGAGGTACAAAGTACCATGATGTGGTAGAATACTACATTAAGAATGGAACAATTGATGGATGCACTATGCTTCCTTCTACTAAGTTTTTATTTCTTTCGTCTAAAAAGAACCTGGACCGCATAAATAACATACACGCTCTAGAGAAGTCACTATATAGCGATTATCTTGGTCTTGCTGGTAGAGTTGACTGCATAGCAGAGTATGATGGAGAACTTGCGGTCATAGATTTTAAGACATCTAAAAAAATTAAACCCGAAAAATGGATCGAGAACTATTACGTTCAAGAGACAGCATACGCTTGTATGTATTATGAAATGACTGGTATTCCAGTTAAAAAATTGATTACTATTATGGTGGCTGAAAATGGAGAATGCGTTGTCTATGAGAAACGAGACAAGGGGGAGTATATTAAACTTCTTACCAGGTACATTAAAAAATTCGTTGATTACAAAACAGGAGAACATGGATCCTAAAAATAAAGTAGATAACTTGATGAAGGAGAAGTTCTTATGTCAAGCAAGATTTGCAGAGGAGATTGAGAAGTTAGTTAAGACTTATAATTTTAACTACATTGATGCTATTCTAACCTTTTGTGAAGAGAATAAAATAGAAATGGAATCGATATCTAAACTTGTATCGAAACCACTCAAAGAAAAGTTAAAGTGTGATGCTATTCATCTTAACTTCATGAAGAAAACTTCTCGTGCTAAACTACCTCTATGAAACCTCTTGAGGTCTATCAATCATACTTAGCATTTAAGAACCACTTTACCAAAGAGAAGTATGATTACTTCAAGTATGGTGGTAGATCAAGAGCATCAGAGAAAGCATTTAATAAACGTAAGGATCGTTATTTTTTTGAGAGGATATCACGTAAGAAGAATGATGAAGAGATTAAGCAGTTCTTTCTTGCGAACTTTAGTCAAGCCTCTGATCCTAGTCAGGTGTGGATTGGTCCTATAATTGATGGTGGTAATAAGATATATGAAGAGTGGACAGAGAAACAAACCAATTTATTTGATGTCTTTAAGAGTAACTCTGAAGATATGATGGACAGTTATGATTATGATGAGTTCTTTGATTGTAAGAAAGGACATCCTCCTATATTGAAAGAACATCTTGGCGGTAAACTCTCCATTGAAGAATTAGTAATCTATGATAAAATATTTTCATACGTCAAGAACTATGATAGAGACTTGTTAGATCCTGTGTGGGAAACCGTCAGTCTAAAGATTAAAAAGTACAGTCCGTTCATAAATATTGATGTAACTGAGTATAAAAATTACTTGGTTCAACGTGTTAAAGAGAGGTATCATTAATGAGCGACTTTTTTAAATCAGAAATGGTTCAACAAACTATTAATGAGTTAGCAGGTCTACAACAACAACTTGTCATGGAGATGCCGTATCTTCCAATGATGGATTCAGAGCAAAAGCGAGAGCACTTGTGTACACTGAAAACATTCTTAGAGAAACAGAAGATTTTCTTCTTTCGTATTTCCTTATCTGATGATGAGGAAGCATTAGAGATGAAGCAAAGACTGATGGATGCTACTAAGATGTTTGGTGTAGACAGTGACATCGATAGTATGGATGCTTTTTTCGAGAAGCTTGATAATACAATAAAAGAACTGGAAAGATCTATTGACAAGTAACCTTTTTTACACTATAATACACACATATCCAATTTATCCTAATTAATCCGCATGTCATTCGCAAACCTTAAAAAGAAATCCAGAGCAGGTTCTCTGACTGATAAACTTATCAAGCAAGTTGAAAAACTAAATGATAAGGGCAACAATACAGATGATCGTATTTGGAAACCAGTAGTAGATAAGTCTGGTAATGGTTATGCAATCATTCGATTCCTTCCAGAAGCAGAAGGAGTAGAACTTCCTTGGACGAGAGTATACACACACGCATTTCAAGGACCAGGTGGTTGGTTGATAGACCAATGCCTGACCACAAAAGAACAGAAGTGTCCTGTATGTGAAGCAAACTCTGCCCTTTGGAACTCTGGTTCCGATGCTAATAAGCAGATTGCTCGTAACCGTAAGCGTAGGTTATCATACTATAGTAACATCTATATTGTAAGTGATCCATCAAATCCTGAGAACGAAGGTAAGGTATTCTTGTACAAGTATGGCAAGAAGATCCATGATAAGATCATGGAAGCAATGAAACCTGAGTTCGCAGATGAGACCCCAATCAATCCATTTGATTTCTGGGAAGGTGCAAACTTCAAGTTGAAGATCCGTAGAGTAGAAGGATATCAGAACTATGATAAGTCAGAGTTCGATAGTGCAAGTGCTCTCTTTGATGATGATGACAGACTAGAGAAGATCTATAATAAACTCTATGATATAAATGAGTTTGTTGCACCAGAGAAGTTCAAGTCTTATGACGACTTGGCAAAACGTCTGGACTATGTTCTAGGTAATAATCAACCTAAGAAGAGAGTAGATCCAGAGGTTGCAGAAGAAGAGACAACGTGGGAACGTGAGCGTAGTGGAGACTATAGTGCTCCTGCTCCAGCACGAACTCCTGAACCTGTAGCAGAAAGTTCATCCAACGAAGAGGAAGATGAATCTCTAAGTTACTTTGCTAATCTGGTTAATTCCTAAGATACACAACCCACCGCAAGGTGGGTTTTTTTATACCCCAGTATAGTTGGGGTTATATGATTCCTTTACGTTGCTGTTTATATACTGAGATGATTTGCTATATTTCATTGTATTTCTGAATTCTGAAATAAACGTCGATACATATTCAGGTTTTAATATTTTTATTCTTCTCTTGTCTTCATTTTTCTTTAATTCATATTGGTATCTAGTTACTTGTTGGACAGGATTGTATGTCTTATCTTTTACTTTAAAACTGAAATCACTATCTACATGTAGTCCAGCTTCTATTAGTATTCTATCCTGATCATCTTTCATTTCGGTAGTTTCATAATGATGAACTTCATCTATACCTGTTACACCATACTTCTCTACGATGTAAGTGTTAAGATCATTGTTGCTTAGAGGCCATTGATCTCGTATGTTAATGATATTATTTGTAACTAAAATTACCCAATCCAATTCTGGATCACCATAGACATTGTTTGCAACAACATCAGGTCTCATGTTCTCTGAAATTTCATAGTATTCAAAAGCAGTGACTGCCTGATCTACATCAGTTCTTATCTTCGCTCTTTTGAATATATTTTTTACTAATAATCTTTCATCATTACTACTCTTATCTTTTAGAGTTGAAATGTACTTTAGGTTTGGTAGTTCTTTGAAGTATGCCATTAGTAACCTACCTCATCGAGTGATATTTTGTAGAGGTCTCCACCTGCTTTGGAACCAGGAGAACCAGGAACCTCTCTAAATTTTCTACCAGAAAGAACATCTCCTTGATAATCTGTATCGTATATAGGTTCTAGTTCTTGTAGTCTTAATGACATAACTGTACTGACTGGTTGACCTTCTTCATATGCTGACCATACTCCATCGGGTGTATAATTAAGTGAACATCCTGTAACAGCACATGTTTTGATTCTATTTACACCTTCTATGTCTTCATCTCTATTTGTTTTATATTGTACATGGAATACATTAGGAGTCCCTAAGAAGAGAGAATTTTTTCCTGCTGCACTACTTCCTGTTCCCTGCATTTTTCTTGCAGCCATTCCTTGCTTAAAGAATCTAATAATATGTCTGACTTTCTTTGCTTCGTACTCATCTCTTGGAGTCATCTTCCAACTGAATGCAAATTCTCTTAGAGCAGGAGCATTGAATAGTAGTTCCATATTAGAGTTTGGAATTACTCCAAGTCCTCTTGCTAGTATTGCTTCAGGAGAAACTTGAATACCTGCCATTGCTAGTAATCTAGATTGAAGAGTAGCACCAGCAGTAGCTTGAAATTGACCTGCACTTGGATTTAAGAGATCTTGTGGATTCACACCCGCCGCAGTCAGAGCACCAACCATAGCTCCAATACCACTAAGACCCTGACCACCTAATGCATCTCCTATCATACCTGCTCCAGCACCTTTTGTGCTTGCTCCCAAATTTTGACCCACAGCTGCTGTTAATGCAGCAGAAATATTATTAATTTGATCTTGACCCCATGCAACATTATTAGAATCACTGATATCAGTTGGCATTGGTAGTCTTACCATGCCAAGATATTTTTCAAGTGGACTTAATCTTTGAGCACCAGATGTTGCAATATCTGTCACCTTTGCATTTTTATTGTATCCTACAAGAGCCGCTCTTGGTGGTTTGTATGTGTACTGTGTAATACGAACGTGGTCTTGGTTATATCCTGTCTTTCTGTTGCTGTATATTGCATCAATAGGAT